TTACTAGATTAGGTGCAAGACCTACAAGTTACACTTCAGCATAATTAAACAAGCAGTAACCACGAAGTAACTATAAACTTATCTTTATTTAAAGGTGGGTTTCCTCTATGTATGTAAGGAAATGTTGCAGGCCATATTGCTATTCTACCTGTTTTAGGTTCTACTCTTCTCTTATGATGTAAAAATTCAGTCTCTCCACCTTTAACTTCATTTAGATAAATAGTAAAAGCAAGTATTCTATTAGAGGTTGGATCATTATGTTTTCTTTCACAATGCCAAACATGATAACCTTCACCCGGTGAAGTCTGCTGTATCTTTATATCTGTGTAAGCTAATTCATGAAATGGTCTGTGATATTCTAAAATATTGGTTTCTTTAACGTAGTGGTCTAAAGCTTGTTGAAAATTTATAACTAAAAAATTTAATTCATTTTTGGTAAAATTTTCTACATTACCTTTATGAATAGTTACTGCTTTATCTTTAACTAACATAGAAGACACATTATGATAATCCTGCCTTTTAAAAATTTTATGAAATTTTTTTTGATTATTAAATAGTTTTAAAACCTGATCACATAAAGTTTTATCTAAATAGCCATCATATATACCTATGAAATCTTTTATATCTTCTGTTCTTTTTATAATTTTTTTCTTCATATTTAAAAATAATTAAAGTTTAATATATATCTTATGTTTGTGTTTTTTGGTACCACTGTTCTATGTGGAATATTGCTATCAAAAAGTAAGAGTTGATTTTCTTTTGACTGTATAATGACTTCTTTATCCTCCATTTTTAATTGAGTCCCACCATCAGAATTTGTAAAATTAAGTATGCCTGTATTACAGGCAAATGGATAATCTGTATGGTAGTTGCCTGTATCTTCAATAAACAATTCGTTTATAAACATATTAATTCTTGCTTCAATTATAGATTTAGCTTTTAATTTTAAAAGAATTGGATACATATAATTGTAGTGTAATTCTGAATCGTGAATAAAAAATTCACAAAAAATACTGTTTGTAAAATATCCTTTATCTGTAGGAGTATTTGGACCAGTAGAACCTTCCATCCTTCTCCAAGGAAAGTTTAAATGTGTAATAGTTTCTTTTAATCTTTCGTATAAAATTTTATCTAAAAAATTTTCTATAACTTTATATTTCATATTTTACAATCTCCTTTATGATCTTTATATGGCCCGTTTTGATCTACATAATGAAAAAACACTTGAGGGTTTTCAATTCCTTTAAAAGGTTTTCTTCCATGTAAAACCTCACAACCTAAATACATTACAGCGTCTCCAATTTTCATATTTAACCATTTTTTATTAAAATGCATAGGCCATTTTATGCCACAATTATTTATACAAGCACTTATACTTATTTCACAAGAAGGTCTATCTGTGTGGTCTTTTAACGTGGACCCATGTATGTAATATCTCCAATAAGCATATGTTTCATAAAGTTTTAATTTAGATATTTTTTCAACCAAAGGTTTTTTATAAATTAATAAAGAGTCCATTAAAGGATCTTTATAGTAAGAAGGTGTAAGAGGAGATTGTGGGTCATGTAGTACACCTTTACTAACTACGTTTTTACAATAAGGTTGTAATATTTTTAATTCATTTTTAGAAAAAAAATTAGGTATATAAATGTATTTTTTATTTCTTATGCTATCCATGCTACAATACTATATCTAGTTCCTTTTTTTATAGGGTTTATTTTGTGNGGATAAATAAAATTACTTGGAAAAAAAATTACTCCGCCTTTTTTTAAATTACATCTTAGTATTTCTTTTGTATGAGAGGCATCATAAAAACCTAATTCTCCTCCTTCGTATTCATCATTTAAATTAATAATACAACTTAATTCTCTACGGGCATTAATAAATGAATCAACGTGTACTTCATATTTACCGCCTACATTATATTTTAAAAGGTCACATTGCGTTAATTGATCTAATAATAACTTAGGGTATTTAGCTACATACATAGGAAGCATTTTAAAGATTTCATTTTTTATTAACTGTAAAAAAACATTGTCCGACATATTATTTGGATTTTNATAATCTATTAAAAATCTGCCTTTAACATCTCTTATTTCTAAATTAGGTTTGTCTGTTGTACCAACACCAAGAGGTTTTAATTCAATATAATTAATGTAGTTAACAATTCTATCAGCTAAGTCTAAATTAAATAAACCATTTATTTCTATTATAGCATCTCTAATATCCATAATTTAAATAACATTTCCTTGGAGTTTATTTATTTCTTTATTTTTTTCCCAATTATGTTTTTCAGAAATATTAAAAATAACATTATACCTAGCTGGTTCATCTTCTGTAATTTCATTGACATAATGTTTTAAAAGAGGGGGGAAAAAATAATAGTCTCCTTGCTCTGGATGTATTTCTAATTCTAATTCAGGAACAATTAAAGGTGCTCCTTTTGTAAGATATAGAATGCCGTGATGTTCAGCGTGCTCATGTAGTTTAACCGAGTGCCCTTTTTTTAATTCATTACCCCAAGCATTAGTTATTTGTCTTTTTTCGTAAAAAAATCTTAGCCAAGAATTAGTTACTTGATGTTTATTTATAAACCAGTTTAAAAACTTTATAAATAAAGGGTGTTCATTAAATAAATTCCAATCTGTTTTGCCTCCTAAAACATTAGTAGCGCAGTATTCACTGTCTAATAAATTATTTTTAATAATAGTCATAAAATTATGTAGGTCCTCTATATAGGGGTAGTTACCAAAGCTTATTTGAACAGGTCTTAAATAACTCACCATTAGAGAAGAGGAGTTTGAGGATAGTTTATTTGCTGAATTTAATTTTATCATCTTATTGTAGCGTCACATTCAAAAACAATATTTAAATTAAAACGTAAAACATTGTTTGTAGGACCAACTCCTTTGTGTTCAACAGAACTAGGAAATAATTTTGCCTCACCTTCTATATCTTTGTAAAAAGAATCTGCTACTTGTACGCCTCCGTCAGTATCGTGAATACTATACAAAATAGAATAAGAATTAGGGTTTTCAGAATCAGTGTGAAAATTACCTGTAGAGGATTTGTTGTAGTAATTCCAGTTAAATCTAATAGGTATAGGATTTATAAATTTCTTACTAGTCTCAATTACATGATAAAAAATAACTTGAGCCCAAGTATTAAGTTTTACATTTTCATCAAAATGTTCTGTACGATGGTAACTTCTCATATTCCATCCAAAATCTTTATCTACCTTATTTAATAACATTGATACATATATATCTCTGGGACCTTTATCAAAAGCCAACCTCCACCTGCAAGAGTTGCAGAGCTCTTCTAATATTAATTTATTAACTGCTTTCGGCAATATATTGCTATATGTTTCTACCATTATATTGTGACTTTCATTCTATATAAAACTATTATATAACATAAATCAAATATTTCAAAGGTTTTTATATGTTACAAAAATTAGGTTTTGCTCCAGGGTTTAACAAACAGGTCACAGAAACAGGTGCTGAAGGTCAGTGGTTTGATGGTGATAACGTACGTTTTAGATATGGGTCACCTGAAAAAATAGGCGGTTGGCAACAGTTAGGACAAGATAAATTAACCGGTGCAGCTAGAGCCATTCATCATTGGGACGATAACGCAGGTATTAAATACGCGGCAATAGGGACTAATAGAATTCTATATGTTTACTCTGGAGGTATATATTATGACATACATCCTATAAGAGCTACTTTAACAGGTGCAAAATTTACAAGTACATCATCATCTAAAACAGTCACAGTAACATGTACCGGGTCTCATGGATTAATTGAAGACGATATTGTTTTATTTGACAGTGTTACCGGGGTTCCTGCTGGTTCTACTTACAGTAATGCTACGTTTGAAGACATAAAATATATGGTTACTTCAGTTCCAACAACGTCAACTTTTACAATTACAATGGAAAATACTGAAACAGGGACACCTTTGACTACAAGTGATGGGAACAGCGCTTCTGTATTATGTTATTATCATGTAGGACCATCACAACAATTGGGTGGATTTGGATGGGGTGCTGGTTTATTTGGTGGTACTGCTTTGGGTGCCGCAACTACAACCCTAGCTTCTAGTATCAATGACGCTGTAACAGATATTCCTTTAACCAACTCAGCAGCATTTCCATCAGCAGGAGAAATAAGAATTGGCACAGAGGATATAAGTTTTACAGCTAACAATACTACAACAAATACTTTAAGTGGTGGTGCAAGAGAAGTTAACGGTACCACAAAAGCTGCCCATAGTAGTGGCGATACTGTTACAGATATTTCTGGTTTTTCTGGTTGGGGTGACCCAGCTTCTTCTGACTTTACAATTGATCCAGGTTTGTGGGTTTTAGATAACTACGGTACAAAATTAATTGCACTTATATATAATGGTCGATGTTTTGAATGGGACGCTTCAGCACCTGGAGCTGTAAATAATCGTGCTACAATATTAGCAAATGCGCCTACAGCATCACGTCATGTATTGGTATCTACACCCGACAGACACTTAGTATTTTTTGGTACAGAAACAACTGTTGGAGATGCAACAACTCAAGATGATATGTTTATACGTTTCTCAGATCAAGAAAATATAGATGGCACAGATGCTTACACAGTAAAAGCAGAAAACAATTCTGGTACACAAAGACTAGCTGATGGTTCTAAAATTATGGGTGCTATTAAAGGTAGGGATGCAATTTATGTATGGAGTGATACTGCATTGTTTTTGATGAAATTTGTAGGAGGAGATTTTGTATTTGCTTTTGAACAAGTTGGTACTAACTGTGGATTGTTTGGTAAGAATGCTTGTATTGAGGTTGATGGTACAGCTTATTGGATGTCTGAGAATGGTTTCTTTACATACGATGGTCAGTTAAAATCAATGCCGTGTCTTGTAGAAGATCATGTCTATGATGATATAAATGCTACATCTAGAGATCTCATTAATGCAGGTTTAAATAATTTGTTTGGTGAAGTAAATTGGTTTTATTGTACAGCTGCCTCAAATCAAATTGACAGGGTAGTTACTTATAACTATCTTGACTCATCACCTAAACGTCCAATATGGACAACCGGTACTTTACCTAGAGCAGCGTGGCAAGATTCTGCGGTATTTGATAGACCACATGCAACTTACTACAGACTATCAGACAATGCGTCATCAGATGTTATTGGTAATACAGATGGAAGTACGATATACTATCAACAGGAAACAGGGACCGATCAAATTAATGCTGGTGGTGTNACAACTGCTGTAATAGGTACTATTACTTCTGGTGATTTTGATATTACCCAACGTAGAAATACTACAGGACAGACTGTAGGAATGCCGGACGTGAGAGGAGACGGTGAATATATTATGAGGATCAGTAGATTTATACCAGATTTTATTAGTCAGACAGGAAACACTTCTATTAAATTTAAAACAAGATTATATCCAAACAGTAGTGAAACCACTACTACGTTTACGTGTAGTTCTTCTACAACTAAAAAAGATATAAGAGTAAGAGCTAGACAAATAGCATTAGAAGTTGCTAACACAACTACAAATGAAGATTGGAAACTAGGAACATTTAGATTAGATATACATCCAGGAGGGAGAAGATAATGGCTACAGACCAAGAGATAAGAGACGCTGGTTTTAAATATATCCCTGAACAAAAATATTTACAGAGTCCTTTTCAGCTACCTATTGCACCAGTGCCACCGGTAGCAAATGAAGGTATTGTAAATACAAATGCTTTTACAAACAGTGGCGGAGATGGTTTTAATCCTTACAACACAAACATGAGCAATATTAGACAAGACTACAATCCATTTCCAAGTAGACAAGCTGGTGAAATATATTCTAAAACATTTAATCCACAATCTACTTTTAATCCATCGCTTATTAAAGCTCAAAATGCAGCTAATTTAATTCGTACCTATGAGTCAGGCACAGGACCTGGAGTAATGAGGTTAGGTAATACTGTTTTAGATGTTTCAAAATTTAGTCCTGAGCGAAGAGCAGCTACTTTA